CTGTTTGCGTTTGGCGTACTCGGCATCATCAACGTTCTGGTTGCGGCGCTCTTCGCTGATGTACTTTTGCACCAAACCCTTGTTTTCAGCGTTGAGGCCGGTTGCGTTGCGGATGGCGTTCTCGTCGCCCGTGGACACCACATAGCGCGCGAGGTTTCGCGCATCCTCATCGCTCAAGGTCGCGCCTCTCGGCATGCCCTTTGGAGTAATCTTGTCTTCGGCCGTGGGAGGTTTCCCCGTAACCGCATCCTTGACCGCGCCTGACGATGTTTCCAGAACGAGCGGATGGACCGCACCTTCAGGGGTTATAATGCTTCCGGCCGGCGAATACTTTTCTTTTTGCGCAATATCCGCTTCCTGCTTTTTCAGTGCGATGTAAGCAGGGTTGACCATCATTTGGCCATTTGGCCCGCGGATCAGCGGCGAGGTCGCATGCCTCAGCTCGTCCTCTTGAGCCTGTCTTTGGTTCTCTAGCTGCTGCTGCAGTTCCTTCTGCTGCACCTCCTGCGACCTCGTATACCCCGCAAGACCGGCAAGCCCGCCCTCCCCAGCAGCACCCAGGAACGACCCCGGACCTCCTCGATGCGTCGCCATCATCGCAAGCCCTGCCTGCAACAGGCCCTGCCGAAGCTCGGGGGTCATGTGGATTCCCAGGCGAGACAACAGCCCCTCTTCTCCTGACTGCGTGGCCTGCTGTGCAACACCGGCACGCGGCATGGGCTCGCCGCTGTAGGCGCTTACAGGAGAAACCTCTTCAGGCTCGGGCTGACCAATCGCCCTGTTGATGGCCGACACACCGCTAGGAGCTTCACGGGATGCTAATGCGACCCCAGACGGTACCGGGGCATTCTGCGAATTTGCCGCCTCCTGAATGGCGTCGACGTCCCCAGTATCCCCGTAGTGACCTTCAAGCCTGTGCTCATCGCCTGGATTGATTGCGCCCTGAGACCTTTCCCATGCAATGATGCCGGGCCTCTCCAAGGACTTGGACGTCAATTTCCCAATGTCGTATTCTGGCATCGGCTCGCCATAGAACCGATCGGCAAAGGCTGGAGTAGAAGCCCCTACCCCGGCGGATACCATGGGAGGTAGTTGATTGAACTCATCGTTGAAGTCGGGCGCCCCGCCGTCTTCAAACCCAACCCTTCCACCTCGCTTCAACCCAATAAGATTCCCCCCACCCCCATAACCGGCATAGTCGCTTGCATCCAGCCCAGGCAAGGGACTGCTCGCAGACCCAAGATCTGATGGAGAAACGCCGGAATCCCCGGTCATCATGAGGTTGTAGAGAGAACCGCCTTCCTTACCCAGCCCCTTGATGCCCTTTAGCTGGTCGCTAGTGAGTCCAGACTGATCCTTTGGTGCAGATGGGGCCTGAGTATTCGGAGCGCTGGGTGCGCCCCTGCCAAGGCTTAAGCCTGCTTTAGGGACCCATGTCGGGTAGTCGCTATACGGCGCTCCTCCTTCTGCGTAGCCCTTGACGCGCCCGCCACGGTTAGCAAACAACGACCCGGCTGCCAGTCCAAGACCGGCAATCTGCGCAAACGTGTTCGGTTGAGGGCCGGTCGTCTGCCCCTGTTGATTGGTTGTGGCAGTCCCGCCCATCTGCGACCCGACCGCAGTATCAAGCCCAGCAAGCCACTGTGCTGTCTGGAATGGGTATCCTTGAGCCTGATAGTAATCCGCTCGAGCCTGAGTGTCCTTTGCCTGCTGCGTCTGCTGCTGAAGGGTGCCGGCATTGATTTGCTGATTGGCGGCAGAAAGAGCGGCATTGCCCGCCTGTAGACCAAATCCCTGCTGCTGCTGTGCGGTCTGTACGGCCTGGTTGTAGCCCTGACTTTCAAGGTTGGCGAGGACGGGAGCCTGCGCGAGCTGCTGTTGCTGCGCAGTCAAGGCCTGCGCAACCCCAACCCTATTCCCTCCAAGAGCGCCTTGCGCTGCGGCGTTGCCTATAACCTGCGCCTGCTGCTGGGCGTTCTGGTTGTTGAACTGTGCCTCGGTCGCGTTGACGACATTCTGGGTATAAGGATTCAGGTACTGCTGAATATTTGAAGCAGTAAGTGGAGCTCCGGCAGCCTGAATTTGCCCTACGGCCTGATTGACGTTCCCGATACCCGCGGTCTGCTGAGCATTGATGGGCGCAACTTCCTGCCCCTGAAATGCCTGATATGGCGTATTCGCGACGCCCTGCGTGCGATTGAGCAGCGCAAGATAAGCCTGATAGGCGTTCGCATCCGGCGACGTGTAAGACGTGCCGGACGATTGAGAGGTGGTTGTGTTCGAACCTTTTCCCACGGTTACCTCATCATCGATGTGCCGTTTGTCGGCCTAAGCCTCAAATCCCTGCCGCTCGAGACGCGATTTCTCTTGGGGAATGGCTCTTTCCAGAACTGTGTATTAGGCTCCTCGTTCTGCCACTTGCAATTCGGCGGCATGTGAACGAACCAGGCTCCCGCAGGCACACCCAAAGACCTCTGATATAACCTGACCTTCCCCTCCATCCTCTGGTTGGTCATCACCCCGATGGTCAAGGGAAGGCCGATTTCGTCAGAGCATTTCTTGGCAAATTCGATCAGGCGCTGGGCATAGTTTTCCTTGCTCTTGCGCATGTCCGGACGGACGAAATTGAACAGCTCCTCGATATGATGGTTTTTCGTGTACCAGAGCCTTGCAATTAACAGGTAGATCATGGCCTTGATGTCGCCAGGCTCCCCAATGACCCCCAAAATACCTCCGTCCTTGTTGAAGGCGCGGTTCATCATTTCGGTCGTCATCTGCATGTCCAGCGGCATCAACCCGTTCTCAGAGTGCAACTGATTATAGAGAAGCTGGATCTCTGGCAGGTCTGACGGTTGTGCGATGCGAACGACTTCCATTTCTAATCCTTTGCGGGGGGCGCTAATTTTTTGAGAACGTCAATATGCTTTTTACGGTTCTGGACGACCCAGTTGTCCAGAAGCCTGTGTCCTAACGTCACGTCGCCGTCGCCGATAACAGCAACTTCTTGAGGCGTAAGAACGTGCTCCCCGCCCGCGGCGACAATAGGCACCGGGCTTCCATCACTCCTGGTCCCACCTCCAGACGCGCGGTGCTTGCGAATGATGTCTTTCGCGCCATGGGCAGAATGGACGAGTTTTTTCAACCCGTGCGCGCCAATTTTCTTGATCTTGTCCAGCCCAGCCAGAGTATTGTTTTCACCCAAGGAGGAAATCGATTCACTCGGCAGGACATAGGATCCGGCAGCAACGTCAATGGGGTGTTTGTCGGTTCTCCCCGGAACGGACGATACGATCGGACCCTCAAACACCCCGCCGCCTTCAGCCCGAGCGCGGCGCTTTGTCTCATACGCGATTGCAAGGGCCTGGGCGCGGCTCTTCACGTGCGGGCTCTCGCCCACCTCATGCATTAACGTCTTGACGTTTGCCTTAAACGCCTTGTCGGACCTGGAATGGACAAGCGGCATTTTGCCCTCGCGAACACTTTGAATTATAACACAATTCGTATTCTACAACGCAGCCGCGGCATTAAAGAACGCATCCATTTGCGCCGACGTCCACCCATAGGCAATCCCGATTTGCGCCACGAGCGGATGACTACGGTGGTAAGTGTCGTTTCCTACGATCAGCATGGTTGCTGGGAATTGTTCCGACGACGGCAAACCATTGATCAAGACTTGCAGAGCTGCGGGTATGCTACCGGAGGTCACCGCTGCCAAGGCTTCTGCCTGCGTGATGATCCCCTGCACTGCAAGTTGCTGATAAAACTGACGACGCGATATGTCCGGAACGGGCGGGCTGAGATAGGCAATCAGAGTTGGATCGTTGTCAGCAAGAAACTCCGACGTAAAGTCCTGCCGGTTGGCATACACGCCATTGATGTTGTTGTTTGCGTCACGAGAGACGTAAGGCATCAGAGGAAATCCTGCCATCCAATTGTGTCAACGTAGTAGGTCGCGCCGGATGTGTTGCAGCGCTCTCCGATTTGAGCTGATGTATTGGTGAGAATGTCGAATTGTCCTTGTGCATTCGTGCTAGTCGATGCAAACCACGACATCGAGCTGTTACCGGCAGACGCCGCAGTGTCATTTTCAGAAGGTGACGTCCAAATAAGAGCGCCAGACGATGAGGCCCCCGCAACGCGACCTATGAATCTATGAAGTACAGATATACCAGTAGGGACCGACACCGTAATGAGGTGCCGCGAGCCATCGTTAGCGGTAGCTACGGCGCTGGCATCTAGGGCTCGTGCTGCCCAGAAGAACCAATTTCCCATCTGGAAGAATGAGGTCCAGTTGGTAAGGCCATCTGTAAACATCGCGCCTAGACGCCTGAACAGCGTATAACCTGCGGGCAATGTCGGAGATGAGAGTGACAGCGAAATCAGAACGTCTGTATTGGCCCCGCCCGGCTGCCCAATTATGAAGATGTAATACCACGTAGAAGCCGCTATCACTCCTGCATCCAGCCCAGGGCGGTTGTTGCCTGCGACCCACGTCCCCGCGTTAGTCTTCGCCAGATCAGACGGCAGAGTAAGCGTGGTGATGCCAGTGCTGTCTGTCACACTGCCCGCCGCAACAGTGAGCGAGTCACCAGCAGACGAGAGCGTTAGCCCCACAAAGCCTGTGGCAGTTTTGTTCTGCGCCACGAACGCCGTGGTAGCCACGTTATTGCTGTTGTCGCCCGCAGGAGGAGTCGGCGCAACCCAATTTGGGCCAGATATTTGCTCAAAGCCCATCAGAACCACTCCACCACGGTAAATGGTTGAGATGAACCGGTCCCAGAAAAGGCGGAAAACCCAGAATTGATGTTAGGAAATTGCGCCGATGGCAGCGTAAATGTCCCGCCGGGATAAATGACAATGGACCCCGCTAACACACTGGTCGTGGGCGCAGATGCCATGCCGGTTTGATAAATGTAGACATTAGCCGTGCCGGGGTTATGCATGAGCAGCCCATGGCGGGTCGTGCTTGAAGCAATTGCCACACTTGCAGTAGTTGACAGCGTTACCGCGGTAAACTTGGGAGATGTCGTCGTGGTCGCGGCCGGCGTTGAATTGCTGATCGACTTTGACCATACAGACAATTGCCGAGCAATGTTGGCAAGCTGATTGATCGCTTCCGATATGCCAGGGCCGGTAGGAGTGTTATCCATCACTGCCTCCCGGTCGGTTGCCAGCGATACCTGATCTTGCCCAGCCTCCAAAAGCTGCCCGTATCCGACGAGCTAACCGTGACCGACATTTGGCGCCCGCGAAACCGGACAGAGATGTATTCGGTCGTCTGATTCATGGTGTAGGGACCATAAACCGTAGGCGTGTCACCGGGGTAGTTCAGCACATTGAACGAGATCTGGACCTGCGCATTCTTGGAACCTGCATATGTTCCCCAGATCATGTCCGGAATGATCTTGTCGACAAAGGCGTATTCCTGACCCTCACCGATGTAGAAATACCCGGTGGTAAACGACGGAGACATTGGCTGTCCCGCGGCGTCGTTAGTCATCTCATGCTGGTAAATAATGCCGTTCGGAGTTGCAGCTATGGGATTCCCAAGAACCGACTGATCGATCCATGCAGACCTTGGGAGAGAGCCATAATCCCATGGTCTATTTGGTTCGTTGACGTTGAACTTGACGTAGGAATCACACTCTCCCGATCCAGACGAACTCGATGGGAATAGCCATCCAACCTCATTATAAGGCGTGTTTGGCATCGACCTTACGTTCTTCTGAAATGACGTGTTCAGATTCTGAAAAACAAAGTCCCAGACATTGCATGGCAGAACGCTGACCGCGCCATTCGAGTAGGAATAGAAATTGCTCGGACCCATCCAATAAACAGAACTACGGAAAGGTTGGGCTGCGTGAGACGAAATCAGGCCAGCTCCAGCACCGATCTTGTTGAACCCAAACACAAGAGGATAGCCGGCATAGTTCGCCGCCCACAAATCAACGTCCGTCCAGAACAGGTTCTGGTTGGCCATTGCCAACCCCCCGCGGAGGATCGAACCTGTCGGAATGCGGAATGATCCGGCCTGGTTGGTTGTCAGTGGACTAAAGCTGGTGTAGTCGCCAACATCCGACCAGGAGATCAGAAGAGGATCAAGCGCCTGCCCAATGGTTTGATTAGCTGTTGCTCCGTAGGCGAACAAGATCTGAAGGGTGTTTGAAATGAATATCCCATTGTTGAACGGAGGTGCAGTTCCGACAATGCCGGCAATAGAATTCCCTCCCGTTGGGTCATACTGATAGATCGGCCCGCCAGGAACATTGACCAGGACAATTTCCCCCCAGTTATCGGACGTCCAGTCGGTTGCTGTAATAGGTGTTCCGATCTGTGATGCCGGCACAACGCCCGTGCCATATCCACCAGACCCATACCCACCAGACCCGTACCCTGCACCCGTAGCGGATGGTCCAAGCGAGATGAAGTACTGAAGGTTGGCATTCCCGGCATTCATGAACGACGTCGCCAGCGACGTGGCGAGCGAACTCACGTTGATGCTGAAGTTGTTTGTATCAACAAAAGTGATGGGATATGTGCCGTAAATCGTAACGCCGCTCAATGACGTCGTGGCCTGAAACGCTACTGTCTGCCCCGTTATAGATGACGACAAGCCGTGAGACGTGAAATTCACATTGACGAGGTTGGACGTTGTGGCAGTCCGAAACAGCGGGAGAGAGCCTGTATTGGTCGCATTGGTCCCCGCCGCTGTTGCAAGGTCAATCGTGTACGTCCCGGCCCCCAGACTTGCGACGATCTGAAACAATCCGGAAATAATAGTGGACCCAACAGAGACGGGAGTATTGATCATCACATAGTCTAGGTTGGTCAGGTTTCCCACGCCGGCATCTACAATTGTGACGGTCGTTGAGTTGGCAACTGTAGAGAAATTGACCGCGTTGTTTGTGATGAGTTGTTGAGGGGTAATGTTCTGAAGCGACTGGCCAGTGATCACATTTAGACTGGTTGTAGTACCAGCAAGAAGATGCTGCGCTCCGTTCAGATCCTGCCACGCATGAAGATCTCTGGGGGTGCCGGCGATACTGAACCCATAAAACTGCGTCCATCCACCATACTTCTGGACTAGACCTTCACGAAACCTAATGAGTTGGCTCGCAGCAATCCCCGCCTCGTTCAATGTAGGCGTTTTTTCAACATCAATGCCTGGAATGAGCGTGACAGACCCGAACGGCATTATGTTTTCACCAGCGCAAGGAAGCTAACAATAGCGGGAGGCATGTTCTGCGAACCTCCGCTCCCAGTGGTGCTGATTGCGCCCGTTGGGGTGGCTGCAGCAAGTAAGTTCAATGAGGACAAATAAGAGAAAAACGATAGAGATCCGGCCTGAACTTGCGTCGCATTGCCAGAAATCGCAAAAGTCTGCCCCGGACTATTCCCGGTAAAAGTATGTTTATGGGATTGCAGGCTTTGGCTACCACCAGCAGAACCAAACGTAGTCCCATTGATACCGGATATGCCACTTGTAACTCTGCCTGTTGCCCCCGTATCGACAGGAAGCCGCATCCTCGAGCGCTCGTCCGGCACACCGAACGTAGTGATGCCGTCCCCGCCATACGTTGAGCCAAGTAGCTGTGACAGCGCCGGATAGGTGGCGGTCGAATACGTCGATCCATCCTTGACCAGATACGGAGAAACAGTGCACGCCTGCATCCACGGAGGAAGACTGGTGGTATTGGTGTGAAGATCATACGCAACACCGGGATCCGGCATGTTCACGTAGTCCATGTTCGTTCCGTCAAAGAACACATGGCATTTCTTTCCGGGAGGAGCGCCGACCCTGTTCCCTCCAGTCAGGACACCTGAAGCACTTGGGGCGAGCTGGACATAACTGGTTCCAGTACATTGATTGTGAACGATGTAGAAACCTGGAAGCGAAAACCCGACGATTGCGTTACCTGATTGCGCCCCGTTAAAGTACACAATCGCATTGACGCTTTGAGACAATCCCCCCGGCCAGACGCCGGTTGTTGCTGGTACAGACAGAAAAAGCGTCGTCGCCCCCGCCAATGAAATCGTTGTTGACCCGCCAAACAGGGCGTCCAATGTCTGAAAGTTTGGATTGAGCGCCGAAGTTCCCCAAGCCGCCGGAAGATCTCCGGTGTTCGGGACAATGAAACTTTTACTGACTGTAATTGGTTCAGACATTCATCACCCCTTTGGGGAAACGGGTTGCGGCACCGTATTCCCGATCAGGAACTTCTTTCTAGCTTCCTCGGTTTGTGCAGACGACAGCAACGACTGATAGTGAGCTTCCCAACTCATCGCTGCTTTCGGATCATCGGATCCGGCGCCAAAGTTTCTCTGGTAGGCAGACGCGAACACCATGGAGGCTGCCACCAATAGATCGGGAAAATAGACAGACAGGACCGACGTCGTTTGACTGACATAGAGTGGCGTGAAGCGCTGCGATCCAACTACTTCTACGTTGTAAGATTGATCTGGAAATGGCCCCACAATCATCTGTTGAGACGTAATGGGCGCGAAATACTGAGGAATGGTTGACCCGTTTGACGAAGGCCACAACGCATCCAGGAGATCAACCGAACACTTTACCAGAGGATTTCTTGTTCCGGAATCTGCGCTTGAAGTCCCTACGGGAGTGATGACGTTCAGTTGCTCGACGGCAATATATGTCCCCGCATCCGTGGGAAGGGTGAACATGCGTGTACCCGGAATCAACGTCCCAGTCGAATCCACGATCGTATTGTCCAGGAGATCAAGATCTCTTTGAAGCCGTAACTCCGCATCATCAAGCATGTTCGGGATCATGGTCTGGAAACCAGAGTCCGCGATCGGCACAACCATCAAGTTGGCGATGGACGAGACGTATGTGGTGTACGTCAATGACATCAGGTCATTCCATAAATGCGAATAGTGCCCGTTTGGATGTTTCCGGAATTAAAGGCAAAGTTGATCCCCGTTACCGGAGATGCGTTGGAAAACATGCCATTAACCACCGACATGGCAAGCGTCGTCGTCCCTAATGCTCCCGGCGTTGGATACGTCACCCTGCCCTCAAGAGCCTTATTGGCAACCGATCCGGACGGATTGAACAAACGGATGTACCCGTTCACACCATTGACCGTTGACGTCTGAAGCTGCGTTGTAGAGCGCGTGCCAGTCAAAAGTAATGCGGCGGTCGATGTATCCGTTACCAGCACCGAGCTGACATTGATTTGCGCAATCGAAACATAGCCTGATGTCGTAAATGCCGACCCAGATGTCGCAAGGGTGATCTGAAGCGTAGTTGTCTGGGTTGCCGGACAAACATTGTCAAACATAACTAGATAGTTGCGATACGTAGACGTAAAACTACTTGTGTCGTTGGTTGAGGCAACGTTATTTGGAAGTAGGGTATTCAACAGAACAAAATTGGGGGATGCCGTCCCCACAACACCTGTCGCACTGACCTGAAGAAAGTTAGCAACTCCGCTCGATTGGCTCGCAAGAACGAGGGACCCGGTAAAAATCGACGTCCCGACAACGCCAAATATGTTCGACGTAAACTGCGTAGTCCCAATTACCTGAAACACATTGGAAGTAAACGTCGCGCTCCCAATGACATTGAAATCAGACGTGAACGTAGCCGTCCCAACGACATTGAAGAATGTGGAGGTAAAATTAGCCGTGCCGTTCACATTGAACGATGATGTGAATTGCGTGGTCCCAACTACACCGAAGGCGGAGGTAAATAAGGTAGTCCCGACAACGTTAAATACGCCGGTCAGAATAGACGTTCCGACCTGATTGAGCGTTCCGGTAGCTACAATCCCGCCACTAAATGAGGCAGTACCGATAACACTGAGAGTTCCCGTCAGCCCTATACTAGTAGCAAGTTGCGCGGTCCCAACTGCGTTATTCGCAAGCTGCGTACTTCCTACCGCGCCAGAAGTGATGTTGCTTTGCTGGACAGCCAAAGCACCGAGCTGGGTAGACCCAACAGCCCCTGAAGTGATGTTTGACTGTTGAACCGCCAAAGCCCCAAGCTGGGTTGAGCCGATTCCGGCATTGGCAACAAAGGCCACGATAGCCGTGGTAGTCCCAGTAGTGGCAAGCGACGTCCCAACCGTCTTTACAAACGAGTTGGCGGACGGCAACGACAGCATCTGGGTAAGAGACAACTGAACGGATTGCCCAACGCTATTGGAAGTCTGGACAGCCTCAAATAGCTCGTTACCAGTCACCGTAGTTCCGGCAGGCAAATCAACAATGGTGACTGAAGCAGCAAACGTCGTCATGGCGGAATATTCCCCGGCGTCACCGCAATGAGGTTGCTGATGAAGGGTTGAGACGGGCTCAGGATGATCCTGATCTGACCAGCCTGCCCGCTCGTATTAAGGGTGTAGCGAGTAGACACCGGCTGCTCGTCAATCGAGTAGTTCTCTGGCCTCGCATTGACCAAAGGAAGAGGATCCGGCGGGATTACGATCGTCCCCAACTGCCTCTGAGGGACGTCAAGCTCATCCTCGTGAACCAGGATGCGCCTGTTGATCAGCTTGTTGCCGCTCCATTCAAACTGCCACTTCATGCGGTGGAGATTGCCGACGTGTCCGTTACGGTCAGACGTCCCCCACCCCCTCGGATGATAGGGATCGACCATCGCTCTCCGGGGATGGCGCCTCACGACCAATACCCCATCATCCTAGGGGCGACCTTCACAGGGGTGTTCTGAAGATCCTGCTCAGACGCCAGGTCCCACGCGTCCTTGTAGTCCTGCTTCCTTTTGTCCTCCAAGGTCGGCGCGTACACTCGAGCAAGCCTGTAAGCCATGCCAGCGCACAGGGCGTCGTACCAGCGAACCGGGATGGCTGGGGTTTGCCCTGAAGATATGGAAGCGTCCTGGATCTGGGTGCAGCACCAGTACGTGAAGGTATACGGGCCTCCACTATCAGGGACCGGATAGACCGTGACCGTAGGGGTCGCTTGCCTATTGAGGTAATAGACGGTCGGAGGGGCCTGGGTTTGTTTCTGCGGATACCCGGAATAGTCATCCAGGGAAATGGGCGTCATGAAGATGTCGGTCGTCACCCCGCCTGAAGTGGTGGAGCGATAAGCATCCAGTATCATCACGACATTTGCAGGAAGCGTATAGGTCGCCGTCCCCTGCACCAGGGAAAGCGTGTTCTGAGCTACGGTAAACAGGTTGACCTGACGGTTGCTCCATTCCGAATTGAGCAGCAAGCTCAATTGCCGGCGGGCGGTCAGGAAGTGCTCCTGGACAAGCTTGGATGTGGGAATGCCGCAGCGCTCAAAGGCGTCTAATACGGCCTCGCCATTCGATAAGCTGTAATTCCATGTTCCGCTGCTGGTCACAACCAATCTCCAGGGCCCTCAAGCTCTGAGGTCATGAATTAGGTCGCAGCGCGCGAACGGATTGATTTGTACTAGATTTGCGTCACAAAGGCTAGCGGTGGATCAATAGGGCGTTAAAAGCATTGGCTATTTCGGCATCACCTTTTGGATCATGGTAATCGCCGTAAACCCCGCCACCCCATTCCGTGTCTATAGACACGTTCCTGATTTCGATTTCCTTGGGATCGTCGTAACCATTTTCGTATCCATCAACCAGGACCCGCATATCTCGTGGGTATTGCAACAATAGGTCAATCATCTCCCCAACGGTCCACGGTTTGCGAAATTCACGTTCTTCAACCTCTCCGTCCAAAACCGGCGCGACTTGATCAAATCGCGTTGTTTCGCCTTCGACCTTCAGGGCTACTCCAAAGTTTTGCAACTTAAATTCAAAGTCTGCCATGTTAAGCCGCCGGCAACATCGCAATCTGGGCCTCGTCCATTGGCTGAATAGGCGCCATAGGAGCGCTCTGCCCCTCGATCTGATCCAGGTAACGTCCGGCATAGTCGTACGGCCCGACATGGCTGATCCTGTGCCCGATCGCCGCCCAGACCTGCCCCCCGCATTCCTTCCACCTCAGACAGAACGACAGATCCTCCGAAATCACGCCCCGATCCGGGAAGTCCATCTTTTCAAAGAACCGCAAAAGCCTATTCGTCCCCGTCTGTCGCAATGTCTCCCCTGCAGGATGGAGCTGAAGCCGGGTGTCGATCAAGTCGGGGAATTTCGCCACCATCTTCTCAATACAGTCCCTCCGGATGAGGGTACAGCCGAACCCAACCCCCTCAACCAGCATGAAATCGCCCCGACGCTCTGTCTGGGAAGCTCCAGTACCTGATCCAGCCCAGGAAACCGGCTCTTTCCGTTGACGGTAGATCGTCCCCACAACGGGCTCATTGAACATCAGCATATCCGTCACGAGATCCGGAGGAATGCCCATGTCCGCGTCAATGAACAGGATATGAGACGACTGCGGCATGGTGTCATACCATACCGTCAGAGCCATGGACCGGAGTTCGGCAATGTCAGGAAAGGAAAGAGTAGAGATGCCCCCTCCAATCCCTTTCATGGTCAGGTGCTGCCTGATCGCGTGAGTGCTGAGGAATGTCGCCGCCGAGATAATTTGCCCGAACGCCGGAATGAACAGGAACACGTCGTTAGCCATTAGATGATTACTCCGAAGCTCTTGTGATATTTCATGGACGCCCTGACATACTCAGCATGAGCATCTTCGGGCGTGTCGAAAATGCCAAGATACTTACACCTGCCATCAACCGTAATCTGAGCCACGAACTTGTGCTTAGATTTCGTGTGGCGCGTTACACCTTTAAAGCCAGTCGTATTGTGTTTTTTCTTGCTAACATTTCTGTTGTTTTCGTTTCGATTGGCTTCTCGCAAATTATTGATGCGATTGTCATTCTTTACCCGGTTTTTGTGGTCAATCTCTTCGCTGGGCCATTGCTGATGGACATAAAACCACGCCAAGCGATGCGCCATGTAGCGCAACCCGTTGACCTGAATTATGATATGTCCATTCGTGTCACTTTGACCCGCAACGTCGCCAACCTTGACGCGATTTGACGTTACCTCTTTCCAGCGAAAGACTCCCGTCTCTGGATCGTATGCCAACAGCCGCGTCAGCTCGGCGTGGCTTAATTTTTCCTCGCGGGGGGTCATGCCTTTGTCATGTTGAAGAAAAAGATGTCTGTAGCTTCGCGAGAGCGCTCCACCGCCTCCCCAAGCATAACCGCGTAATCCCTGGGGATACTGTAATGCAGAGGCGATTGCCTGTGATTGATGATGATCTCATCATCCCATAGGTAATAACTGTTCCAGTACCGCTCCTGCTTGAGCAGGTCGTCTATTTGTTCTTCATTGAACCGGCAGTATTCAATGAACGGATATTTTGAAACCATCCGGAGTTCTTTGCCGAAAACCCAGCCGATGTATCGATGGTGATGATATCCCCTGAACGGAGGGGATCCACCGTCCACCCCCCTGCCAAGCTCAGCCATCGGGGAGGGGACCTCAATGTATCCTCGTTTGCCAACCCGCGACATTTCCTTGGCGATGGCGAACGGATTGAAAGAGTCTTCCAGAACATGCCTCGCAAACACGAAATCAAATTCCTTGTCCTTGAACGGCATCGGTTCATTTACGATGTCGCACTTGACAAGGTTCTTGACCCCCGGCACATCCACAAAGTCTACGCACACATCAGCTCGCTTGAGCGGAGCATGTCCCGGCCCGACCTCGAGCACGCGATCATTTGACTGAATGACTACGTTGCTGATGTAGTCGATGACCGACTGTACGGGGGCCCAGTATTTTTTGCTGGATTCGGTGAGCACCTACAAAAACTCCGCATGATCCGGCAATGGCGTGACAGGAAAATCTACCTTTCCATTCTTCCAATCGAACAGCCATTGATTCGTGTGAGTTTGCAAACACTGGGTCCCACATCTCTCGCGAGGATCAAATTGATCGCTTGCTAGATAGCGAACCATTTCCCAATAACGATCGCTAGCCCAAATATCCCGGAAGCGAGTTCGAAGTATCGAATCGACATGGAATTTCTTGAATTTTTCATTGAAATGAAACCCGCAGCTCGTTATTAACCCGTTGCCGCTCATCTGCAATTGGAAAGGGACGCCAAGACATCGGCTGTATTGACGCTTTCCTTCTTCGGCTAATCGTGCCCACTTGACGACTACACGAAACGTATCGTCGCCCATCGCTTCTACTTCGCGAAAAGTGTCGTACAGCGCGTCATACTTCTTGTAGTCAACGCCAAGGTGACCTTCGTCGTTGTCGCTGCAATGCTTATAGATTAGATAGCCGGGTCGGATTTCTTTGGCCAGCAAAGCCAGGGGCATGATCTGATCATGAAACTCAGGCATGGTGACCATCTGCATGTTCACAACGCAGGCGAGATTGTCACGCCGGACAATTTCCATCGCGTCCTTTACGTTTTGAATGACTTGATGGTAATCGCGCTCCTTTAGCCCCATGATTTCTTTGTATCGCTTCATCTCACCAGCGGAGAAATTGAAGCGAAGATATGAGATGTGCGGAAGGATGCGTTCCAGAACTGGCTTCTTCAAGCGAACGCCGTTGCTGCCAATACCAATCTTGATGCCAAGCTTCGCAGCATACTCAATCGAGTCTTCGTACCACGGTACGACGGTCGACTCGCCGTCACTAATCAAGCTTATGCCCTTGACGCCAATTTCCGCAGCATCTTCCAAGAACTCAAATGCGTGTTTCTTTGTGATCTCTCCGCCGTCTTCGGATGCTTGCATCGTCGCAAAACAAAAAATGCACGCCGCATTGCACTTTCTGGTCCAGGCGACATCCATTGTGACGGGAGCAATCCTTTCGCCCCTGTCCCACGCAAGAACTCTGTCCTTCCACCAGCCGATTTTGCTTCCGTCCAAGATAAGATCGTTGACCGAAACGACTGGAGATCCGGTGACTACATGGTCAAAAAACTCCGGTAGGCTGCTCATATTCTTGCTCGCTCTTCTGGAGTCATAAGATTTCTAAGTTTCGAATCGTCAGGCATCGTTTTCTTGAACACTTCAATCGGAAGGCCGGTCGACTTGCGAAGATGGACTTCCAAATCAAACATGAGCTTGGCTTGCATATTACCATCTATGCTCTTGCCGAAACTCATAATGATTTCGTAGTCCTTACTTTTCATTTCGCCCGCGCTTCCCTGTACTGGTCCGTGAACTCAACCAGGATACTCGACCTCTCCGACCTCAATGCCGCCTCGTACCCCCTGACAATATCCGCTGCCTCCATCAGCAGAACCACATCCACCGTCCGTAACATCCTCGAAAACGCAAAGCTGAAATCGTCATCGTGTTGCGGCCCTGGATTGAACGGATGCTTTGAAGGCGTTGCGACGCGAACAATAACTTTCGGTTTATAGTCCGAATACAGGGGTATCCGGTCAAGATGGTTGATCAATTGATCGGCGGCCCTGAGCATGAAATTCCATCTCGGGATTATGCAGATCGGTAAAACCCCTTCCAGTGACATGCCGATGCTCATACCTACCTGAAGCTCTTCCGCCACCGGCATTTCAATTCGTTTGCTCTGAGGCACGTCCCGGAACGTGTCGCTCATGCTGGTTCCGGGATTGCCAACGCCCTGACCGAGAAAGACCGTGTTCGGCTCTCGAGCACAGATGCTCATCGCGCGGCATAGCTCGGCGTGGTAGTTCAAAACGACACCCATTTTTTCAGCCCGACATGAGGCCACGCCAGTTGGTAATTGTAGTGCATGGTCGTCAGATTATGGTGCTTCCCCCAGACTTCCTCAGTGTCCGTGCAGACTGATTTCCCGTTGTTCTCAATGACGAACTGGATCGGCAAATCGTGTCCGCTCGCGTAGCGTTTTGTCTCGTGATAGATGCCGCTCATCGCAGTCATGTCCCCGACAAAGCACCAGACCTTTTCCTTGCCTCCCCTTCTCTTGATGGCCCACGCAATCCCCATGGCGATCGGAGCGATGCCCCCTACAATCGCTGAAGAAATGATCTTGTACTTCGGAAACGTAAGGGCGATGGAATGGCCGTCATGAATGGCCTTGCGAAGCTCTTCAGGAGGGACGCCCTTTAACAGACAATGCAGGTGAGTCCTCCATGCCCCGCAAACCCAGTCGTCAAGCTGGACGTTCTTGAAAATGTCCAAAAGCGTCTGCTCATTCCCTCCAGCAAGATGCACGGGAGCCTTGATCAGACCTTTCTCAAAGTCCTCCGCAATCTTGGCCTCAAAGGCGATGAGATCTTCAGGAGTCACTTCGCCTTCCCCTCAATCGCAATGAACTCATCCAAAATCGAGTGCAGGATGGCCAAATGGGAAATCTCAACCGTTCCATATTCAATTGACGGCACGTAGAAATTCACATTGCCCTTCGTTCTCAGGAAATTCCCCTCCCCAAAACCGGACAAGGTAACCACATTCATCCGCTTGGCTCGTGCAATGTCACAAGCTCTAAGGATGTTCTCGCTCATCCCGGACGATGAAATCGCAAATAGTACATCTCCTATATTCCCGTGCCGTTCGATCTGTTCGGCATAGACGTGCTCGTAACCATAGTCGTTGGCGTAGCAGCTCATCATCGCGGTATCTCCGGGTCCAAAGGTCGGGAAGCCGCCATTTTTCTGGTAGTCGATCGCCATGTGTGAAGCGATAGCCGCAGACCCGCCATTCCCGACAAAGAACAGCCTTGCCTTGTGCAGGCCGTGCAGCGTGATGAAGTTCATCACCGCAGCAAATCCGCCTTCCTCAACCTGGAAATCTCTGAGCGCATAACCAAGTCGAGCAAAACTATCCCGCTCGTAATTAAAGGGATGCGGAGCGCAGATGAGTTTAATGCCGTCGTTCATGCCAGCAACGCCTCCAGGTCAGTCGCGGTCATTCAATGTTGTCCGGTTCTGGCATGACCCACTTCACTTCTGGCATGGGCATTTTCAGGACATGTTCTATGAATGCCCTGCCTTTGGGGGTAATGCTAAATTTATATCCTTTTTCGACGCTACCAGTTGCGGATAGCAATCCAAGTAACTGCAATGCGCCGTAGCTATATTTAGCAATGTTTTCGTCATCCACCGAAGGAGGCGGTGCTGAGTCTGCTGCTGCGTGTCTCCACAGATAGTAATGGACCAGCATCTGAAGATCACGCCCTATCATGCCAGCAACGCCTCCACCGTCTTGATAATTTCTTCCCTCGTTACGTGCCTCTGATGCCCGAGAATAGACACCATGATCGCCCCCACCACATTCCCGACAAACGCCGCCACAGAAAGCGGCAACCCACACGCTACAAGAGGAGCCGTCACGGCAAACACCGCATCCCCCGCGCCGATCGTATCAATCCCCCCGTCAACCATCGCGGGGTTATGGCTGTGAATGCCTTCCGAATAGCTGTACGACCCGTGCCTTCCATGCGTGATCAGAATGTTATCGCACTTGGTATAGCCAGACAGGGATTCGGCAACCAGCCTGATGTTTTCCTTCTGCTGACAGGTCGCCAACCTAGCTTCCGGCTCATCCACGCAAACATACTTGGCGTTCTGATACTTCGTGACACGGTTGAACCCATAATTGCCTGCATTGGCCTGGCAATTCACTGCAAGAAATGGAGCATCGACCAAAATCCCTGTTTCGATACTCCCCATCAATCCATGCCCAAAGTCGTTCACTACCACAACGTCGAAATCCACCATGGCATCCATCAGGCGATCGCGGAACACGTACCTGTCCTGGTGAAGCAGATCGATTTCCTTGGAGGAATAGACGTCGAACAGCTTTCGCTTGAAATCCTGGTCGACATATCGAGTCTTAGTGATCGAGCATGATCTCGGGTGCGTGAGGACTTCATAGTTCTTCCATTCGCCATGTTTTGAAGTGGCGAGAACTCCTCCCTCAAACTCTTCCCTGCCAGTCTGTACCGAGGCCAGCATCATTTCCTTTGATGACTTCCCAAGCCCATGCACATACTTGTAGACGTCGATAATTGTCTCCCCAACGAACAGGATCTTCTTTGAATCGGCCTCATCAAAAGCCCTTAGAATGTCTGTCTTGGCTCCGTCCTTCTTCAGTTCATCAAGATAACGACAGGTCTCCTCGCTGAACTTCTGGCCCTTCAAGAGGGATGATGACGACCATTTCTGCGACGTCGTAAACCTTAGTTCACCCCCTACCTGAGTGATAGCGTCGATCTCGTCCTGAAAACCAGGAACGTCCACGCTCGAGGCATAATCGATGCCCTTGACGTAGTATTTTGGCTTGAGTTTCCTGATCAGATTTGCGCAGGTCTTGTCATCATTGATGATTACTTCATCGACGAAATGTAATGCCCTCAAGGCTTCTGCGCGTTGTTCGGCCGTAAAATGTGGCCTACCCATTCCCTTGCTGATATGGCGGTCTGTCGTGACTGACACCACCAGATAATTGCCGAACTGCTTGGCTTCTTTCAGGTGCCTGATATGGCCAAGATGCAATAGATCGAAACAGCCATGACAAAGAACAACCTCTCCTGGCCTCCAGTCTGCATCAACGGCCCGCGCTTTCACCTTCATAGCCCCATCAAGCATTCGTCGCCGTATTTTCTGACATATATTCCAATGACGTTTGCCACAGCTTTTGTAACTTCAGGCAATTCTACTGGGCATTCACGAGAAACATGGCCGCAAGTTTTGCATTGCCCGACAATGCGACCTTCATAAAGCTTTGCGCAAAGAGCTTGCGTTGCATCATAAAGCATCATCGTCTGTTCTGCGGTTAAATTACCTGTCATATGCTCACCCTCAAAGCCTTGGCGAACATTTCCTTTTCTTGATCGGGCATGCCGTAATCGTTCAAGAACTTCGGCACCATCGCAATCGCTCTCTGTTTGACGCGGTTGTATCTCTCGTCAAACGGAAGATTGCCCGCCCACTTCGACAGTTCAGCTGACTGAGCCCGAACAGTCTGGTTGATCAAACGCGAACGAACCTCAGTCAAAGGATGATGCGTCTTCAGAATGCTCTTCAACCAGTCAGGACAAACGAACTGTTCGTTATCGATGATGTCGTGCGCCTGCTTCCTTCGATACAAATACGCACAATCATAGAACGTCGCCCACCAGCCGGGCTCTCTCATCTCCTGCGTAACACCCGGCCTCGACTGATCGGTTTTGACAGCCGCGAACGAAACCCGCCCAATGATTTTGGCTAGATCATCCGTCCAGTGATCCACAAACCAGTAAGGAAATAGAGGTGGGAAGATCACCCCGCCCATCAATTCGACTAGTTTTGCCGTCGGCGCGACAGCTCCCGTAAAAGACAGATTAGCAAGATGACCATAAACCATCCCGATCTGATCAGGGAAACGAGAAGCCGCATCAAGAATGAGGCTGTCATATCCTGGAGTGATGTAAGGATCGTCATCGGCAGCAACCAGATAGACGTCCGCTTGTGTCGTAACCGCCCTGTTCCACTTATCGGCAATCGTGTCTTCGCGCGGCTTGACGTTCGGAATAACCCTGCTGTCTTTAACGCAGTCAAGGCCAGACAATAACTGCAACGATCTCTGCAGCGACGGATCATCCTCGTCAAGCTGGACATACATGACCGTTTCAGGATGCGTCCAGTTCGCATATGACTTGATAATCGTGTCAGTCAGACGCTCTGGTCTGTTTCGTGTAGCCAAGGTGATACAGAGGCGCATGCTCTTTCCCTATCGCGGCGTGCGAGGGTTAACGTTTTGGTCGTTCCAAGATTGGACCGTTGTCCCAACCACCATTCATCCAAGCGCAGATCTGATCTTTTCCATCTTCTCGTTCAAGAATGAAAATGTCGCCAATCCACGGCATCTTCTCTGGAAGAACTGGCCCGTGTGGTAACTTGCTCTTTGCAAGCATCGACCAAAGATAAGCAGACCACGCGTCCATAAGCTGACCCATTTTTATTCGTCCAGCTTGTAGTTGCCGGCCTGCTGATTGATGTTCAGGACATCAAGACTTTTGTCGATTTGCATCCTGACGCCCCCACCAGTTCCCTTGTACCGTCCGTCCATTTCAAAGCCTGGACCCAGGCTCTTCTTCACGCTGCCAAGCTTCAGAGCTTCATTGCGATCGTTGATCAACTGCTGCGCGTTGCGAATATCTTCAGCGCGCGCCTCATCAGTCAGAACCTTCGGTCTTTCCATCAGGATCTGCTGTCCGCGTACGATGTTGCCCTTAGTGCCAGCAGGAACCAGGGTGCCGGCATAGCGCTCGGCCGGGACTGGTCTCCAGCCGTTCTGATGCATCATGTGATTCTGATCGAGCAAAATGTCCGAGTTGCCTGCAACAGACATCGGATTCCATTGATAGGTCCAGCCTTTCGGAATCATATCCTTCGGGATTTCAAAGATGTCGCCAACCTGGGAACGAGTGCGCGACAGAACCTCTCCGTTGCGACCCGTAACTTCCATACGACCATCAGATTTTGACCGCGCGCCCCGACGAACTTCCGTTCGTGCCGCCGCCTTTTCTTCAAAGATCGGCGGTTTCTTGACCTTGCGTTTAACTGGGGCTTCTGCCTTCCGCGCTGCCCTGTTCGCTGCAGCAACCGCTCGAGCCTTGGCCATTCTCTCGGCCGGCGTCATCTTCGGAGCCTTCGTGATTTCGTCGTCCATGACTTAGCTCTCCGTAAATGATCGGTCGTACTGACCACTTTTCATAAGCGCCAATTTTCGGCGGGCGTATTCCTGCAGCCCGACCGGATCACCTTTTTTAAATTTCCCTTTTGGATCCGAAAAATTCCAGACCACCGTCCCGTCTACCGCGGCCTGCGCTTCTCTTGCCGTCAGGGTCACCGCCGCTCCTCCCGTCGCACCATTCGATGATACAGAAGCCCCAGGCGCCACAGGAGGGGCGGCAGATTTTGGTTTGGGTTCAGTCTTCGCTTCGGTCTTCGTCTCAGTCTTTTCTTCTTTCTTAGTCAGACCAAGATATTCCTCAACGCGCGCGAAATATTCCGGCGTATCAGGAATAAGATCCTCTGCCTGCGCAATAGCATCGGCCGCAGTGAGTTTCTTCAATCCTCTCTCAGACCTCACAAACTCAGGATGCGCCCTGATCCACGCCGCCGTCTGTGGCGTCCTGCCAGTAGCAAACGCCTCCACGGGATCCGTAGGGACTTGCTGTTTCGGAGGAGCCTTGATACGCGCTTCAATATCCGACTTGGCTTCATCAAGCCTGACCAGAGACGCCTTGGCCTCCGCAAGCCTCTCCTGCGCTTCAATCTCGGCTTCTACATCGCCTGCAGCTTTCGCGGCCCGAATAGCAGCCTTGGCCGATTCAACTTCCTGCTTCGAGGAGCCAATCGCAGTTGTGATCGTATCGAGATGGCTCGAGGTTTCCCGCTTGCGAGCGCTTTCCGCGTCCTGACGGTGCTTTGCAGCCTCTATCTCAGCCTGCCGTCGCCGCTCTTCTTCCTCTTGAACGCGCTTTTCCTGGAGCTGCGCACGTTCTTCCAAAGCTTTGTATTGAGCCTTCAGGTCTTCAAGGACATCATCCTTGACCTCGACCTTCTCTTCCTTGACCGCCTGCTCAATATTTGCCTGCTCGTCAGGAACGACGGTTACGGCAATCTCTTCCTCGTCAGCCATTCATCCCTCAATAAATCAATGACGGGTCAGACACGCGACCGCGAATGAACACGTCTTCAATGAGACGGCAGGACAGCCCATCATTGGTCTTGCGGCGGTCGCGGATGAACATCTCAAAGCCATCGGAAGGTCGGTAAACAACCCAGTCACCAGGCTTGACTGAAACCCCCCCAAACTTGGCAACAGTGTCGTCTTCAAATGCCGTTGGTCCTACCTTGAGAACCAACCCGACCTTGCCCTGAAATCGGTTTTCGTCCAGCATCTTATCAGGCACGATGATGCTGCCGATCTTCTCAGTGCCTGAGTAAGTCGCGACCAGAACCAGATTATGAAAGACCTCGTAGTCGCTGAGATCCCCGGCCGCATCAAGTAGAGCCTGCGCGGGATTGTGGCTCGCCTGCTGGGCAAGCTCACGAAGATTAGTTCTCATCTAGTCCCCTCTAGTTCTTTTGGGCCTTCTCGATCTCGCTACAGATGTGCAGCGCTTCATCGATGCCCTCTAGAACCCCAATGCTGCGTTGATACTGTGCCCAGTCCGTAACTGCTCCGCTCAGAATGTGCTCACAACGAGCGTTGCGAACACTTTCCAGTTGTTTGCGTATCGTCCGAATATCGTGGACATGATCAAGAGCAAATACGCGAAATCCTTCGCTCACGCTTCCCATCCCTCGGCTTTTGCGAGATGGTTCTTGCGCATTCTACCAACACCAGAGTTGGCGCCAGCCTTGAGATTTGGACCCATGTCCTCTTTCCATTTCCCGTCCGAATAAATCGGGCCGCCCGTTGCCTTGGTAATCACCGCCTTGCGACCGATGTTCTGGGTGTCGCTTTTGTTGCCGGAATGCTGAATGGGAGTTCTCTTCCCAATCCCGGTCACTCCCATGCTGTCAGCCAGAGATTTCTTCCCGACCATCCCACCCTTGGCTCGGGCCGGCATATCGTTGACGCCATGCTTTTGACGGTGCGGCGTCGACTCGATCTTTCCCTTGAACCTGCGAACAACGTCAGACTTGTCATGGTGCTGGATTCGGCCGCCCTTTTTCCTCATGGGAATATTTGCGCCCCCACCGGGCCTTGGGGGAGGAGCAAGCGGTGGGGGCGCGGCTGGCGTAGGTAATGGGGAGGGCCCCGCGCCAGCCATCTGAGGAGGAGAATGTCCGGGTGCAACAATTACGTTGACGTTGGTCTTGGCGCCCTTCTTGACGCGCCCACCCTTGGCCCGGCCAACCTTGTCAGCTCGAGCCTTGGGTTTCTTGCCGTCAGCCTTCAAAGCACTGGGCTTGACCTCTTTCTTGATCAAAGCCTTGTCTTCAGCCTCATCCGAATGAACCGAACCACCTCGGGCGTATCCCTTGGCGATACGTCCGACACGCTCATGCTCGACACGATGCGCGCGGTGCTCTTTCATGAAAGTCATCGCTTCAGCTCCTTGGGCTCGTAAGCCGCCTTCCCAGTGGTTTTCTTGTCACCGCCATAGTTTCGGATGGTGTCCGTCACATCGGCATCTTTGGCCTTCTCAACAAACTTCTGAACGCCCCGCAACCAGTTCGGGTCGTTTTTATGGGCGGCAGTTTTATACGGATGAGCCATTACTTCTTTCCTTTCGGCGGCTTAGGCGGGTTCAGCGCCTTGTGCGTTTCCAACTGCGCGTCAGTCGCTGCCTTCCGCGCCTCAAGAACATGATTTGCTATGTTCATACCATGTTCGCGATCGTTCTCACGCACACCCAAGCCAGCCTTAACCAATTCAAGCCCATGCTTCATGCGGCTATCGCGGTTTGACTGCTCGAGCTTGGCGCGCTCCATGAGCAATTCCTGCTGATCCTTCGCGAACTCCATGTGAGCCTTCTCCTGGTCAGCCCCGTGGATGATCGCTTCCTTCGCAACGTCGGTCGCGTGGATGTCCTGTTCGGTTTTAAGCTCAGCCGCCTTTTGCTGTGCGTCCTGGGATTGATTTGCAATGTCCGCATCGACCTTCTTGGCCTTGGACGTCGCCTCGATCATCTTCGCCTGTCCAGCCAAATCAGGAGGCGCCTGTTGCGGTGCCTGCTGCACAATCAGCCCGTTCGGATCTTCCTTCATCGCCATCAGGACACGTTTCAGCACCTCGTCCCCGTCCATGCGAGGTGTGAACTGAGGCATCTGGTAGACCTGAACCAGACCCATTGCCTTGGCGATACGGTGGATGTGACTAGGGGTGTTAGGGTCAGAAACCGGGACAAGCTTATGATTGTCCATCGCTTCAATAAGCTGCTCAGACGACCAATCCCCGATCGGGGAATCCGCATCCGACTTGATCAGGTCTTCAGGGTGTCTCCTGAACAACTCCAGGATCATCTGGATTTCTTCGGACTGGGCGTTGTGCATACCCTTGTGGGCCGCCGCCATCACCTTCGTGGCCTGTTCAATCGCGGCCATGATCGTGCCAACAGGAACGTTCTGCACCCCCTCCGACACGGGGATTTCAGCCGACTGAGCTACAGACTTGGATTGATCTGTAATCTTGTCTATGAGCGCCAAAAGTCCGGGCGTGACGTCCTTGTAGAGCGTATTATAGACGAGGCTGGAAACGGGGGCACCCGAAGTCTCGATAGGCTGAAATTCCCCCGGCCCCATCGTAAATGTCGTATTGGTGTTACCTCTTACCGCCCGCTTATCAATGAACCCGCCGGGGAAGTTTGCGAACATCCCGGCATCCAGCGCCTCCCTCCACGCCGCAGTCATCGCAGCCGAAGCGTTGCCAAGGATGTTGACCATCCCCGTGCCATAAAAACCCGGCCCAGGAACGTACGGGTATTTCACGTACATCTTGATGCGCGAGCACCATTCGTCGTCTTCCTGCCAATCTCTTCGGATCGACAAACACTCCTCATTGTCCTTGTCGATCGAAACCAGATAGGGAAGCGGGACACCCTGCCCCTTGAACTTGCTTTTCTCAGGAATGAACTCGTCCAGGTCCAGCTCGCACTGGGTTTCCCAAATGGTATAGGGCTTGTCTTCCGGTCTGGAAGGTACTGCTTCAGTCCCCTGTATAGCCGCGATCTTCTCGCCCACAATATTGGCAGTTGGGTTGGGTTGGGCTTCCCCAACTTTCCTGTACGCACCAATCAACTGCATCAGCTTGAACACTGACGGACGCATGGTGATTTCATGCGTGATGCGGCCACAGCTTCTAAGGTTCTTCGATGTATCCGAGACGATCAGATCCTTCGCCTCGACCATCTCCGAAACTGGTCGTCGACGTCTCGGACACCGATAGACCTTCTTGAACCCGCTCCCCCTGAAATACGTCCCCCACAAAAGCATGTGAGACGTTTCAGGGTAGTATTCGCTTGCTGTCGTGGTCAGGTAGCGGTTAACGGCCCTTTCAAGGCGCTCGGCCTGGTCGTCCTCGGTCTTGGTTTCTTCCCCGTCAGACTTGACCTTGACCGGACCATCCGCGGGCAAGAGCTCGGCTTCAGCATTGGCCCAACCCTTTAGACATGCCTCCAGCAGCATGGGGTTCTTGACCTTGGACATGACCGGGCCGTCGCCCGTGGTCTGCACATCCGCGGAGGGGTCCTCGATCTGGAGCCCCATCAAATCCAGACCTCGAGTCGTATTCGCTAGCCAGCCTTGCCTAGATTGGTCGTCGGCCTTGATGCCTTCGATCAGGTCATTGATGATGACCGAGAGCTTGGTCCCGTCTAGCTCATCAATGAGGTTGTCAAACCACCCATCATCTTTTTTCGGTCCCAGACCGGGCTTGGCGTTGAGGCGAACAATTGCCCCACCGTCCGGCTGCATCTCCGTAATGGAGCCTGTTTCCAGGTCGACAAAAATTGTCTGTTCGTCGTCCTCGACAATGACCTTGAGAGGTTCCACAGGCTGCCCTCATGACGGCTCAACCCAGCTCGGGTTAAACGGTCAATCAGGTCGGCAGCGTGCGCGACCAAATCAAAATATAGAACTGTTTGCGCCAAATAACAATTTGGTGTGAGGGTTTCCACCTCACTGCGCGGGTAGTGGCGGCCCCGCTCTGGCTTCAGCTTGGGACCAACCAGCCTAAGCCCTATCTGCAATCCCTTCCAACCAGCGGCATGACGTCGCCTATCCTGACGCACTGATCTTTGGTTTCGCCCAGCACGAACACGATGATCCCCACCGCAACTAGAATGCATATCATTTCCAAGGTCTGTCTAGTCATGCCCGCCCCGGCTTCAAAATGCTTGACCGCCGAGACGTCCGCTCCTTCGTCCCATCAGTCACCGCAGCGTGGATCTTGTACTTCAGGTCATCACAGGCAAGGTTCAAGCTCCCCGCATCCCGGCCCGCCATGACCGTGGCAAATCCATTCTCCATGCAAGCCACGATGCCAATGGTCTTGATCTGGCCTTCAAGGGCTTGTGCCAGGGCTTCCTTGAGCAGGTCGACAATAGCCGCTTGATCTTCAGATAGCGGCGTTCCGATTAGCTTTGTCATCTCTTCTTCCCCTTCGGCAGCCGCGGCATGTCCCGCCATATCCTGGGAAATACCGGCCGCTCACCACAGAAAAACAATCCCCTCTGACCGTTCCAGACCGCAACCCTCACCTTATCATCCACGTCAACCAAAACCTCTTCCCCAGGAGGAGGCTTGATCTTCGCTGTCGATTGCCAGACGTCAGCCATTAAAGTTCAGTGCTCCATCATCGCGAACACTGACTATCCGAATATCGCGCCAAAAATCAATAAAAGCTCAACGTCTGCTTCTTCCCATGATGGTAAAGCTGCTCCATCTCGCGCGCATGGGCCTCGTCATCGTCAATCAGCAAATCGTTGTCCCGAATGAACTTGATCGCCTGCGTCGAAGAGTCCGTCAGGTCCATGTATTTGTGCTTCGGAAATGCCTCCATCTCCTCAATGACCATTTCCGCCCAGTCCCGCGCAGGCGCATAGACTAACATCTGGCTGAACGTCGGCTGCACAGCCAAAGCCCGCGCCTCCTTGCTGCCCTTCACAGGACAAAGCTGGATCCCGAAGCCAAGCCTCCCATACCTGTTCTGCAATTCCTGCGCCGCAGACATCCCGCTCGCCTTGGCCTCGATCAATAAATTATCGACCTTGAACCGCTCACAGGAATACTTGACCCACTCAACCAGCCCCCATGACGATTGCGTGCGCTGAATGTAATCCATCCTCGATTCCCCAGGAAGAGGATCGGCCCTAGGACCGGAAAACTGCAAATGCTTCCTCCAGGCATGGACGAGCATAACACGGTTTTTGTCTTCCTGATTCCGGAAAATACCCCAGATCGTCAACGCGCTCGGGTCGTTTCGTTCCTGTTCGGTAAAAGCCGAGTCCAATGAAGCTATCAGGTACTCAAACGCAGGGAATTTGCCGTCGTTGCTTTCCCATAGCTGCCACCAATCGCGCTTGAAAATACCGCCGCCTCGAGGGGTGGGAGACTGCATGTACTGGCCAGCTGTCGCGTACGGGCCAATGTCGACCTGAATCGCGTCCCAGACATGCTCAGGAAAGCGCTCTGGCCATGCCAGGATGTC